TACCGATACCAGCCCTCTGTGCAACGTATTTGCCAATAGCCACATCAGAACTAAAGATACTATCGAGGGTGTCATCAGAATCAACCAAAACACAAGATGCAAATTGACGAATTGGGGTCCGTACCCCCGCCATGACTGGGGTTGGGATGTTGATTCGGTGTCGGGAGATTGCGTCATAATACTTTCTAATAAATTCTAAACGATTGGAGAGAGAATATTCAGCGAACAATGTCACTGCTATCATCATATACATGTACTGTGGAGTCTCAAAGACTTCACCTGTACTTCTGTCTTGTACGAGGTATTTATCAACCACTTGCCGAAGGCCAGCATATGTAAACAAATAGTCACGATCATGATCGATCCATGAATTTATTTGATACCACTCTTCCTCGGTATACTTGTCTAATACCTCTTCATCATAAACTTTATTGACTGTAGCATTGTAGGCAGCAACATCAAATATAGATGGCATACCATCCTTCCACACATTCTTATTAAATGCTTGCTTACGTGTAGCAAATAATAACAAACGTGCTGCTACGAATTGGTAGTTAGGATTATCTAATGTAATTAAATCATTAGCAGATCTTACTAATATTTCTTGGATATCTTCTGTCCGAATACCATCAAAAAATTGTAGTCCACTGTTAATTTCTACTTGACTAGCAGATACTCCTGCTAATCCTTCACAGGCATCTTCAACCATCCTGTGAACCTTATCCAAATTAAGCGTTTCAATATGTCCGTCTCTCTTCTCTACCTTAATACCGTTGCTCATATCTTTTTCCAGGTGTTTAATTTGAGGTTTGCTTCTAATCCAGAGAAGGTATTTGATTCTACTATAGACTGAACATTATGTCCAGCAAGAACCATATCATTTATATCTTTTTGTTTTATATCAGATGGCCAGATTACAACAGCTTGCTTGGTGGAGACAGTAGTCTGTATACGTTTGACGATTTCTGGGTTTCTTGGTTCGTTATCATATACCCACACAGGGCTGCTAATCCCGACACCATCAACATGAATATCAGCTCCGCACATAGCAATCGAGTTGCGAATGAACGTTGAGTCAAAAGGTCCTTCGACGATGTATACTGGGTGTAGTCTGTTGATTGTTTCAAGTCCATATAATTTAGGGTGGTCATCATCTAACATCACTGTGATGTATCTCATATTTGTATTTGGTGACAAGGACCTGCCTTGGAAACCAAACAACTCATTGTCAACCGTATACATTGGTATAATAATACGTGGATTATCTCCTCGCATATCATCAAATGTTTTCTTTAAAGAGTTAGTCCACTCCTTAAACCTCTCGGCATAATAGAAGCGATCTAGGTCTTTTATCTTACGGTTTTCTAGATATAATCTTGCTGGATGTGATTTATTTAGATCAGATATCTTTGGTAAATCAATGATGATTTTCTTCTTTTTAAAGACAGGTTCTTTAAAGTCAAACACTGGATCTGGTGTCTGTGTTTTCTTACCAGTTAGTCCAGCACTATATCTCTCCATGAGATACTGATCATAAAGTATCTTATTCTGATCCTTTAGAAAATTTGTAAATGTTCTACCAACGCCACAATTGTGACATTTATAAACATAATCATTTTTCACCCTGAAGATATATCCACGAGCTTTATTCTTCCTCTTCTGTGAGTCACCACAGTAAGGGCATCGAAAGTTATATAAATCCTTCTTCTTCTGACTAAATCTATCTAACCCAGCAGAAGCAAGACTAACATACTTTGCATCAATATAACTCATAAACGATTGTGTCCAGAGACACAGTATATCAGTTTACTTCGCTTGTGTCAAGGGTGCCTGTTGTACAGGTGGCATAAGAGTGGACATTACTCTTTGTCCTGGGACCGAAACGATGAAAGATATAACAGCAAGACCACCAAAAATAGTCCACATTTTCTTTTCCATGACCCGAAGACGCTGGTCAACCTTTCTAATATCTCTTTCACAACCTGCCTTAATTAATTCTGCTTCTCTATTTAACGCACGATGAAGACTCTCTATCTTCTCGAAGAGAACAGCATCTATCCTATCTTGTTTGTCTAATTTTTCGTCATGAACGGCCAGTAACTGACCCATCTTCATGGAATTTTCCTGGAGAGACTCGACTACTTTCTCTAATCTCTCAAGGATAGCTGAATTAACGTCGTCCATACATAGGTTCTACTGGGAACTGCGGATAGCAAAGTCAAGAGCACTTTGATAAGTTGCAGCATCCTTGTTAAGTAGAGCTTGGAACTGTGTTTTGTGAGTGTCGTCTAGTTGCCCGTAACAGGCAGCAATTCTTTTAGCAGAGAAGTTATCAAGATTCTGTTCTGTTCCATCATCAAATTTTATTTTAGCGAACGATGCTTCTCCTGCTGGATTTAGTTCGCTGGTTGCTACCTCTAAAGCAACCTTAACAACGTCATCATATGTTGCAGTATTTTCTGTCATAATTTCACCTTCAGTTGGTTCATAAGAATTTTTTTGTGTCGATGCTTTCTTTGTCTGATCTTGTGCTTTCTTCTTAAAATCTGACATACGTGCTCTCATGAGAACATTCATCTCATCAGACTTATCACGCATACTTTTCTTTGCTTCATCTCTCTTCTTCTGAAGACCCTTTGCACGCTTAAGCTTCTTCATCTGATGAATCTGCTTCTGGGCACGTTCAGTTTCCGTTGGTGCCTTCTCTGCAATAGGTTCGATAGATTCTATATCGACCCTCGCTGTATATCCAGCAGGTATAGTTTCTTCTTTCTTCATCTTTCTTTTGTTAATACGAGAGAGCATAGTTTTAGCACCTTTGGTGCGACCGTCTACCTTGTCTTGATTCTTCTTTTTATATTTACGATGAGATGCTGTGTTAACAAACACAAACGCTGGTGGCATGGATAGATGTGCTCCATTACCAGCAATCATTTCATTCATATTTGATTCAGTTGTTGTAGACATTCTTGATCAATATCCTTTTTAAGTGAATCGGGTAAACGATTTAATGCCAACATGAATGCTTTCAGTGCTGGCCAATGCGTTGCCTCTATCTTATAAAAAAGTAGAGGTGTCGCTGCATCATCAAATACATTATACATGACAATGATATGGTTAAGAATCAAGTGAGTTTTCAATTCATTATGAGTTTCATAACGACGGAATAATCTCTTGATATATTTAATCTTATTCAGATCTTTTTCAAAATCCTCATAAGTAACAGAGTTTGGATTATTATAATTTTTAATAGCAAACATTAACCAATTGCTTGGTGTCAACTCATCAAAATTCATTTATACATTAAGTAACTGTGAGTGTAGCGGCACTTGAGACAACCTCAATAGCACCTCCAGTTGTACCGACCTTAACTCGGAACTGTTTCTGATCATCACCAGCAACAACTGCTGCAGTCTCATGACTTGCACCTGTTTCACCAGAAATATCAGAGAAGGAAGCACCTTCATCTGTACTGATCTGCCACTGATAGGTAAGTGAACCAGCACCAGTCTTGGAAGCAGTAACGCTGATTGTTGCTGTGTTAGAACCATTCGCCTCAACAGAAACATTAGCAGGTTGTGTACCAATGGTTACTGCAGATGCTGAATCTCCAGCAACAAGGTCATCAGTAAAGTCACCACTAATAGCAGATCCATCTTTATAAGATGCAATCAATTCTGACTTATGGCGAGTAGTACCAGCAGTATCTGTGTATGTCCTGTATGCCCACCATCCAGGACTACTAATACCACGTGATTTGTTAGTAGAGAGTTGTGCTTCAGCAAGACTTACAGCAACAATCTGTGTATCCACAGAAGATTGATGGTCTGTAGCACGTGTCAGAACAAAATCAGACAGTGCTTTTGGTGCTGTGCGACGTTTGGCACCCGATAGAGAAGCATCAGTTGCTCCAGCATATTTCTGACCAAGTGTGATGGTAGTACCATCAACAGACTTAACGTAATACGACACATTGTTAAGAACAATGATGTCACCACCTGCAATGGCATCAGCAGCATTCCTAGTTACTGCAGCAGAATCATTAGTGACTGCTACGTCATTAGCGAATGTTGCGCTATCAATGGATCCAAGTATGGGCATGGCTCTCTACTCTTTAATTTCTATCAGTATTTATAAAAATACTATGAGCTCACAAAATCATCAGCTTTCACTTCACGATTACGAATCGCTTTTGCTACTTGCTCAAACAACTGATCATCTACGTCAGTCTTGGTAGACTTAACTGCTTTAGCAAGTACTCGTAGACAAATCTCAATCAATCTATCACCGATTGCTGCATCCGTAGGAATAGCATCGACAGCATCCTTAATAATCCTTGATGCTAAAGGAAGTAATGTTCTTAACATGATAATATATCAAAGGTAAAATTATTTATCGGTCGAGTTTTCGGATAGGTTTATCCTTACTCTGCGACTTTAACGCTTTTAGAATGTACTTTTTATTCTTCTTGACGGCTTTCTCTCCCTCTCGCTCACTGTCAAAAATATCTGGCATGATCTCAAGAGTAGCCGACTTTACTTTTTTCCTTCTTTCTTCTCCTTGACCTTCTTACTATACTCAAGAAGTCTACTTGTTTTCTTATGTTGCTCGTTCAACTTAACACCATGTACTTTATAATTGGTTTCAGTAAGTTGACCAAGGAAAGTTAAACTTTCAGAAACTCTATTCCAGTGATACTCTTCACACTTTTCTTTAGATGCTTTGCAATCTTCTGTTAGATGATCTCCACCACACTTCTTACAAACTCCTTTAGCTTCAACAGCAGGTTCTACTTCTTCTTTAGCAACCTTGGTTACGTCCCTAATAGTAGCACCATGTGACTGCTTAACACCAGCACCAACACGGAGATCTACAGCAGGATCAGGTGCTCCAGCACCTTTCTTTACATCGTTAGGAGCAGTCTCATCTTTAACACCCAACTCTGGAATGATAGGAATCTCTTTAGACTCATCATTCTCTGGTCCAGGAACAGTACCAATTGCAGTAGTAAATGTACTGAATGATCCACCACCCTGCTTTTGCTCTGCAGGAATGCCATCTTCAGTTAAGGGATCGGACTGTTGAAATCCGCTTCCACCCATCCACTGACCATAGGATTCAATCAGTGCTTTCGAGTAATCGTCATCGTGTTGAACACTGTTGACTGGTTTTTGCCTTTCCATGTGTAAAGAAGATCGTACTTTTTCTGTCTTTATTTATATCCTCTCTTAAATTGAGCAATCTGATATCCTTAATCCATGCCCTAAACATGTCTCCATACTCCGAAATACAGATGACATAATTACCACCTATACGATGGATCTTACCCTTGTCACCAGTATGAGCTGACATAATTTGATCACCAACTTTAAAGACTTCTTCATGTCTAACCTGTTGACGCAGTGCTTCTTCACGTATCTTTTTAAAGTTCTTCATTTTATTTTCCTTTATAGGTTGGAGGTATATATTGTTGTAGTTCTTTCATAAATTTCTTTTTATCAGCTTCTGATAATCCTTCAATGTTACTAGCAAAATTTTTATAATCTCCTGTTGCTGCATAAATTCTTTGTTTTGTACCTTTTACTCCTTCTAGTCTATCACCAGAACTCCTTATCTCAAAAGTAAAAAAGGTATAATCCCATGGTGGTATACCATTATACCTCGGCAAATAATTATTCCACGTATTATAATCCTCAAGACCAGCAAGAAAAATTACATGACGATAACCCTGCATCATTAATTCTGCTAGCATATTCTTTGGTAACCTATGACCACCAAATATCTTATTTGGATGTCTACTACCAAACATCTTAACCATCCAATATAACTTTCTATCTGGTGGTAATGGATCAGTACCCTGCTTTTCTTTATAGTTACTATCTGATTGATGTTTCTGTGCAAGATAAACTCTATAATCATGAGCACCTTCTTGTTGTGCTACCCTCTTACACTCATCAAGGTTAGCAAGATGTCCTTTTGTAGGTGGTTGAAACCTACCAAATGATATAACTATTTTCTTTCCAGGATAACCCTTGTATTGAGAGTATACTAGAGATGAAATTCTCTCATCTACAGGTTTTTTAGGTCTATTTCCACCTGCCATGAAATTATTTTTAGAGAACTCAAGACGGTTAACTAACTTAACCATGTTACCATCTCTATGTAAGACATACCCTTCTGGATTAGTCACCTCATACTTATTATCTTTCAAAACAAAGGTACGAAACTTCTCAAGAGGATCTAACTTCTTAACGATCTGCAATTTTAAATTTTGAATCAACCTATAAAGGTTTATCATTGACTTAAATTTAGCAGTATTCTCCATCAAATATTCCATACCAGATTTAACTATTGCTAACTTTGAAGCAACAGTTTTTGCTTGCTTACCTTTTATAATTTCTTTCTCTACAGAGAGATAATAAAAATTAAGCAGACCCTGCATAGTATCATCAACTTTTGTAGTCACCTTATCATGTGATATCTCATGGTTAAAATACTTCTTAACGTATGGTGCCACATGATACTTACTATCACCTGTCGGACTACCTTGTCCACCACCAGATAACACAAGTTCATCTAGAAAATCACCACACCTCCTACATTCTTGATCAATTTTAGTAACAGTAGCATCAAAATCTCTCTCTTCTTGTGGTGTTAAACCAACGTTATGCATTGGAGTATCATTATCAATGTTAACTACATCTTTAGACTGACCTAATTTCTCTCCAATACCTGGTCTTGCTATCATTGTAGGAAGATCATCACCCGTATAATGAGTATGAAATACTATTCCCATCTGGGATCCATTTATATTCTTACCAATCTCATGATCTGTAGGAATAGCATATGCAATTGTATTTGGTTTAAACACATGCATATTATGACCATGAATTCTCTCTGTTTTTAAGTCAGATTTAGTGTACAAAAGGTCACCTTGTAACACACCTGTAATCCCTAACTTGGGAAGGTGTCTCAAACATATCTTTAATTTCTCTGCTAGGTCTGGTATCTCACCGTAGTAAGAATCTACTCCACTTTCAGACACTGCAGCCTTTGGAAAATCTTTATTGAATACAGATTTCGTACCAACAAAAAATAATTTAGTAATAGGATCAACACCACATACTACAGCAGGTTTACCATCCCATTTGGTCTGTATATATGACGTTCCTGAACACCCTAACATTTGTCGAAGTTCTTTAAGATCACCAACAATTCTCTTACAACCCTCAACTCCATAGTTAAGCATCTCATCCTCAAGATGTTCTAAATGTTTTAGCTTTTCTATGTTTGCCATTAGTATATCTTAACGAATAGAGATGACTTATCTAGTTGTGAACTAGCATACAAATAAAGAGATTGTACTATTTGATCTGCATGTTCGGGATTATCCCCCAATGCTTTCAAGAAACGCAATCCATTCAATTTACTATACCTCCACTCCTGTTCCTTTTGAGAAATCTCAAATGTATACTGATCTCTATCCTTGATAATAGAATCTCCCTTTTGAATATTCTGTGCACCAAAATCTATTAAAAGATCAACAATCTCTTTTGTAATCTTATTAGCTTGTGGACCTTTTTTAGCACATTCTGAATGGAAAGTTTGGTTTTTCCATGGGAAAGCATTTTTTCCTGTTATCGTATTAACTATGTTAGCAACTTGCTCACCTCCAACACGACCATGTGCTGCTGTTGCTCCCTTGAGTTCTATCTGCCACGATGCCTTCTTACCACCAAAGTTTCTACACTGGAATTTATCATAGAATCCAGAACTATAATACAAATAAAAGTCAATAGGATTTGCTCCTCTATTCTCAAAGAATAATTGATACCCACCTTGTTGATTTTTATTAATAAACTTTATAGATTTAGCAGCATCCTTCCTATCTTGTGATGATCCAGCATTAAGTATAGAAAAGTTAGCATTAGCACCAAGTTTCTTTAAAGAAATACCAACCAATGTTGCATCTGATATTTTATTTGTTGTGATTGTACCAGCAAGTTTTAAAATGTAATCATTTACATCATCAATAAACGGCTTGGAATCAAGATCAGATGTAAAACCATCAACTGACATCCACACATCAGCAGGATTCCACTTATCCTCGGAAACACCACCAATTTCACTCTTTACCCTATTATATGCTTTCGATAAACTACCTTTAACAGTCTTTTGACCATCAATATCCTTACCACGATAGAATATAACATTACCAGTACCCTTCATCGTCACACGTTGATGAAGTCTATTTGCTCCAGCACAATGAGATACGTGCCAAAGCATATCAGGAACCCCTATCCTTTCCTTACTCTTATCAAGTCTACAATAGTTAAATGCTTCATTCCAATGGTCCTCACTAATACCTAGTTCAGGATCTAAATCTGCCTTAATAACATTATAACGTAGTGAAGCATACACAGCAAAAGTACATTCATTAATAGCAGTTTGTGCTGCACCACCACCAGACCCACCACTCTTTAGTGGTTTTACATATATACGAAATATTTTTTCAGTCGTACCTACTGTAACAGGAATATCAATTTGCCTGTCTGGAGTACCTTCAAGAAAACTATACTTTGACTTACCCTGATTCCAATTACTTACAGTCTTCTCTACTAAAGCACTCTTAATATTATTAACTGCTCTAGTTCTTTCTGCTTCTGGTACTTCTACCTTCAAACCAAGAATTATCTTCTTTCCACTCTTGGGATCTGCTACATTATTAATACTAAAAGATAGGTAGTTATATCCTTCACCAATAAGACAATCAGTTACATCGGTGGCTCTTCTAACCCAATTACCAGTTAATATACCCCACTCTGTTTGTTTCTTGGCCATCAAACAAAAGAATACTTTCTCTTATTTAGATTACCATACCATGTTCTTCCCGTAATATCTTCTTGTAAGGACCACCAGGATTAGCATCTCTGACTTCCTTAACCAACTTAATCTTCTCATATAATGGAGCAACCAATGGTTCACCTACGTTCTTACGTGACTTCCATAGTTGTGTCACGATAACTTCTAATTCTATATCATCAATTGGTAGTTCCATGTGGCTCCATCTTTATAAATTGTTCATTGGTATTGTAATACAATTTGTAGTTTCTTGTATTCACATAATACCCAACGATCTCATCACCATCACAGTGCCACCCATATCCAGTTACAGGTTCCCTGACACCATCTATTGTCAATCCTTTGTTAGGGTTGTTCAAATAAGAATGATATCTCTCATCAAGATTAATCATCTATCTCCCACTTGCCTACATTCACTAAAGTGTACATTAAACTCACCGCCAGGATACCTAGACCTTAACTTGGTTATATTTCTCTCGATAACCTCATCAAAATCAACCTCTAATGCCATGCAAGCTTGGGCCACATACCACATAACATCACCCAACTCAATAATAAGATGCTCTCTATTATCATCGGTCCATGGTTTGCCTTGAAATACCATCTTCTTAACGATCTCAAGGAACTCACCAGATTCAGCAGCAAGCCCAACACCAGCAGTGGTAAGACGCTCAATATTGGCACCCTCTCTATCAAGTTCACCAATACGGTCAGCAAAATCGACAAAATTGGTTGAAGCATCCGAAGTAACAGCGGATACAAATTCTTCATATTTCTTGAAATTTACGGTCATATCACGAATGCATTAAATTTACTTTTACGATCACTGACTGGTGACACAGGTTGTTCTAAAACCTCTTCACTCTCGTCAGGTGTTATCTCTGAATCATCCACATTATACAACTTCATCTTGGATCTGTCAATCCCTACAGTGAATTTTCTATAATATGTAGGATCATTGTAACGGTTCTTCAACTGTTTAACCATGATCCTTCCAGACTGTTCTAATTCCTCACTACTTACCAAAGCAAACATAAAATCAGCAGTAGCAGGAAGTCCAAACGATTCAGATGTATCTTCCAAACTTGGATCACTGCTACCAAAACCTGCTCTAGTAGTTTGAGTAGCAGATATAACAGGAATGTTATGTTCTACTGCTAGACCACGCAATTCTTCTGCAATCGCCTTCACATATGTATAAGAATTAACAATAGATCCTCTGTATCTAGAACTTGCACATATGTTAAGGTAATCAACAAAAATAATATCTGGTTTGAAATCTTTCTTCAACTGAAGATCAGACAATAATGCCTTAAAATGACCAGCATGAGCACTAGCAGTAGGATATTCTTTAATGATCATCTTACCTTCAGTCTTCCTACCAATCTCTCTAACCCTAGAGTTAAATAACTGCTCTGGTATAGTAGCAATATCCTTGATATTTACATTCAATAGGTTAGCATCTATTCTTTCTGCGATCTTTTCCTCTGCCATCTCAAGTGTGATGTAGAGTACGTTCTTTCCTTGTGACAAACAACCACTAGCCATGTGACACATGAACAGAGACTTACCAACACCAGTACCAGCAAGGGCAATGTTGAGAGTTTTGTTAGGTATTCCACCTTTGGTCACCAAATTAAATTTATCTAAATCAAAAGGAATTTTTGTCTCATCCTTATGGTAATATTCATAGCGTTTTTCAGCACTATCTACGTAATCATGTCCAATATATTCATCAAATGATACTGCCAATGCATCCTGTAGGATACTAGGGATAGCATCTGTAGTTAACTTCTCATCATTACCATCAGCAATCTTGATAGACTGCAATAAAGCATTATAAACAGCACGTTCTTGACACCATTTCTCTGTAGTATCAAGCAACCACTCCTGATCAGGTAATGCTGGATCTTCTTTATTAATCCTATTATATTCTTCTACTTTAACAGAAGACTGTTGGAATTGTTCCTCACTTAAATCTGATCTCTTACCTAACCCAACGTTAACAACTTCTGCTGTAGGAACTGTGTCATATTTTACAGAAAAATCCTGTATCTCTTCAAATATTGCTCTCTCTGACTGGTCATCAAAATACTCTGGTTTAAGAAACGGAACTACCTTACGAAAATACTCCTCACTGAACAGAAGATGTCGTAAGATAGTACTTTCAACCTTATCCATACTTAAACTCCTTGCTAGCAGTCTCGTCTAGTGCTTGTAGTACTTGGTCAGTAAAATACTCGTGTGGTTTTGCCAGTATGTGTTTGGCATAGACCTTCTTTCCATTGATTTCGTATCTTCCTGCAACGTTTTTCCATAGTCCTGCAGTCTCACCAAGTTCCAACAGACCATAGTAACGCTCAAGACCACGATGATCAAAAAATAAACGAGTTTCGACTTTAGATCCTTCACGACTTAAACGGGACTTTTTCGCCTCACATTTAATAATGTTTCCGACCAAATCGGTTCCTTCTTTTTCTTTTTTCTTCGAGAGATATACAATCGTGCTAGCACTATACTTAAGGCCAGAACCCCCGCCCATCTCTTTTGTAGGTACATACGAGCCAACAACATCATAGGTATGGTTTGTTACTATCATGGGTATATTTGCCTTACCTAATTTCAAGGTAAGAATTCTAAAACAAGACTTAACAAGTTGTGCTTTAGTCATGTCACGAACATTTTTGTCATCCGAGGCATCTTGTACCTCTTTATTAGTCGCTAGCATGCCGAGAGAGTCCAGCACAAACATGAGAGGTTTCCTCTCTTCCTTGGGCTGCTCTAGGTATTTATCTATGACTCTGACTGCCTGGGTTCTAAATTCTTCAATAGTATTGACAGGAAAAATTACTAACCTTTTGGAATCGATACCCCTTGTCTCAACCATTTCTTTAGAGATGGCAGATTCAGTTTCAAAATAAACGACTCCAGCATCAGGATGGGTATCAAGAAAATGCCTAACCACAGAAAGACAAAAGAAAGTCTTCCCAGTCCCAGTTTCTCCAGCAAGTGCCGTAATCTTATTAGAGGGAAGTCCTCCGAAAATAGAACCACTGACCAGGGCATTAAATATATAACTTCCAGTATCAATGAAAGACTCAACGTCACCAGCAGCAATACCATCAGCAGCGATAGAAGCATATTCATTCTTACTATCCTTGATTACTTGTTGTAAAAAATCCATATTAATTTAAAAATTGTAACAACGACACCTTCCTCTCGGAATCCCAACCTATACATTGTAGCACATTATGTAGTGGTTCGTAAAAAGACTTCTCAAATTGTCGTGAATAGTCAATATACTTTTCCAGATTAAATTCTGTAGGGATACGACCCATAAAGGACACCACATTCTGCATGAATGGATTAGGCATCCGAAGATATATAAATTTAATCTTTTCTCCCTCTTGTATGGACGCATATTTATGTGTCACATCATGCTTTCTAACATAAAAATTATAAAGCAAGGCACCACGTACATGAATAGGAGTACCCTTAACAAATATATCAGAATTACTCCTATATTTGTCTAAACCATTAACACCACGTGGAAATGCAATGTCAGCATAGTCCTGCCTTCTGGTTTCCTCCTTTACTTTATCAATATACTGTAGGATATCATCATTATTACCTGTAATAATAATCTTAAATGCATCTACAAGTCTATCTCTAAAGTATTGTGGGGTAGATGATCGTTGAGTCTCTAGTCCCATGATTTTCATCTTGGGTTTCTCGTATCTTACACCCTCACTATCCCATACGTCAAGGATATATCTCTTTTTGGCAGTCCAAATACCTTTAGAAGCAATGTTCTCTCGTTTCATGACCATCTTCTGGTCATAAGCATTCAGGTAACTCGCCAATTCTTGGTAAGAACTCTCAATATACTTCTCAAATTCCAGATTACAGATCTTATCAAGGAACGAAACAACGCTTTCATCAGTTTTCTCTCTCCCCTCGTATACAGATTTAACCAAAGGACCCAAATTAAGGTACATGGAATCAGTATCTGAAGCAATAACATAATCTTCTCCATCAGTTTTGAGTATCTTATTCAGATACGCATTCATCTTATCACCAATCCACCTGATAGATAACTGTCCTGATGTGGTAATTGCTTCTGCAATCTCCAAACGATAGTATCTAAAATGCTCATTACCAATGGCACCATAAGCACTGTTCAACTGGATCTTTCTTGCCATCTGGATGTTATTACACCTGGCAATTTCCTTCTTTAATTCGACACTAGGATTCTTCTCATAAGCTTGCTTTGCTTTGAGCATCTTCTTCTTATAGATGGTACGTTCTTCGTAAATTTTCTCCATAAGTTTAGGAAGAAAACCCTGAAATGTTGTGTCATATAACGTACCATTAGCACATACAGTACATCCCTTTAGATCACCTAGCGGTTCCTGTTTGTAAAGTAACCGTTCAATTGATGCACTGGGGCGTTTTCTCGGCAGCAGGGTCTCTGGCGAGAGATTGTACTGCATGATGAGATGAGGATACAGACTATTAAGGTCGAAACTAACGACCCAATCGTAAATACCTGGGATCGGTTCTTTGACATAAGCTCCTACATACTGACTGTTTTTCTCCGCTTGCTTTTTTGGTGGAATTACTACGTTTTGCCTTGCAAGATAAACATATATGATGTTATCCCACATTCTAACCTGTGAATATACATCCTCAAAATTAACCTTGGCATCATATGCCATAGTAATGGCAAGTTCCAAGAGTTTCATCTTATCATCTAGTAGATCAACTAGACGAACGTCATGGATGTTATACTCTACAAACTTTTCCCAATCATTATCATAAAATTCTTTAAAAGTATCATGCTCCGAATGATCAAGTTTCTTTTGTCCTAGTTCAACAAATGCAATATGGTCTAAACGATAGGACTCTTGATTGGTATATGTAAACTTCTTATATAACTCTAGATAATCTAGGACGGCAATACCAGTAATATCATAAGCAATATTCTTTCTACCTTTGATATATATCTCCCTAAAGTAAATATTCTTCCAGGGTGAAATTAATCTTGATTCTTTCTCTCCTACAATCCTATTAATCCTACGAATAATATAGGGCATATCAAATAACTGCACATTCCATCCAGTAATTACATCTGGATAGTTTGTGGACCACCAATGAATGAATGCCTTAAGCATCCCTTCCTCGGTATTAAAATGCATGTACCTAACATCACCATCAATACCATCCCTGGCATTGTGATCATAAGCACGTGTACCAAAAACAGATATCAATCCAGAATATGAATCTTTGATACTAATAAGTAAAATCTCTTGGTCAGCACTCTCGATATCAGGGAACCCATTCTCTGCCCCTGTCTCAATATCAAGTGTAAAGACACGTATCAAATTAAAATCATATTCCATATCCTCATCAGGATACTCTTCAAAGATATACTGATTAAGATATCTAGTCTGACCACAGATATCAAAATCAGGTATACCCCTATGATCTTCTATAAAAGTCTTGGCATCCCTAATAGATCCCTGTTTTACAGCACGAACACTCTTTCCATCTAAAGTCTTCCATGCAACACCAGAAGGTTTTCCTTTAGTTGCTGGAAGATATAGTGTTGGATTGAAATTTACCTTGTCATTAAAAGCATTACCATTTTCATAACCACGAACGAGAACTGCATTACCTGCTTGCTCTACACTGGTATAAAACTTCATTAGTCATTATATAATTTAAGGATTTCATCATCAGGTTCTGCTATTACAAAAATATCAGTTGACCTGACTGCAATCTCCTCATCTTTTGAATAAGGAGGATAATTGATCAATTCACGATCATCAGTTATCTCACATGGAGATTTTAACACACAGTCTGGGTCACCAAGTTCAACCCCTGGGATCTCTTCAATTTCTGAAATGATCCACTTACCATCAAGTCGTAGTATCTTTATCATCTCGTGTCATATCAAGCATTTCTCTATCAGGATCTACACTGCCATCAGGCATGACTGAATCCTCTGGATACTGGATACCAGGAATAGAATTATCATGTTGATTAGGATCATTAAATTCTTCTGGAGGAACATAATTAGGATCATCCATAGGAACTCCACCTGGAGCAATCCCTTGCTCTCCTGGTTTAAACCCTGTTCCAGCAGGTACAACACCTGTTTCAGCAGCAGCAGGAACTGCTTGCTGTTGAGTTGCTGATTGTTCTGCAGCAACTGCCTGTTCAACAGTCTGTGCATATGCCTGTGACAATCCAGGATCAGCAGTACCAACTGCCATCACTGATGCAAAAGGAATCTTGAATTGAGTGTCCGAAGAATAAGGAAGCCACTTACTAAAACGTACCTGAACTTCCTGGTTGACAACTGCTTGATCAGTTGATTCAACATTTAAATTATATGGACGTACAAACATCAGACATACTGGTTTGCCATCCTCTTTATTATCTTCACGGACCTCTTGAAGGTCCGTGATCACACGTTCTCCTGACTGGAGAACAACAATTGCTATAGCCATCTATTCGCCTTCGGTTTGAGTGTATTGTATCATGTCCTATTTATTCTGTCAACAGGACTTTTTCCTTTTTCCCAGGAAGTGCCTCGTTGATCGAGTAAGTGATCTTACGTTGGTGCTCTGGAATAATTTTTTCCAGTCTAACACTCAATAGACCATCTTGGAATGAAACGTCAGAAACCTTAACATCATCACCTAACTGCCATGTGTTAGTGAATGCACGTTTTGATAGTCCTTGATGAAGATATGTTACCTGTTCCCTTGCACCTGTCTTTGTTTTAGATGCGACCTTAAGTACGTTTGTCTCTGTTTCTACTACTATCTCATCCTTACTGAAACCTGCGAGAGCAATTTCGATTTCAAAAGTTGTGTTATCGTGCTTGATGAGATTGTATGGTGGGTAGCTCACATTGTGTGAACTCATTGACTCTAGACGATGAAAAATATCATCCAAGCCAACATTGAAAGGGGAATAAACATCCCATGCGAGATTAGTCATTATTCTAGCTCCTATTAAGCGAGTTTGTTTGTGTGGACCCGTTAGGCATCCACCATTATTTATTAAACAAACTGCTTTTTTTAAGGTGCGGTTACTCCCACCGTGTACATACTAGTTCAACTGCCTGGTCTACTGGATTAACATACTGTTCAGCAATCTGAAATCCTTCCTGCTTAACTGCAGAAACAACACTAGTCAATGCATACTGTTGTGTAAGTTTCTTAATGAACATCTCAACAGGAACATTAAGATCCCATGTCTGCTCATCTACAACCATCTCAAAACACTCTTCTTCCTGGTTCCACTTAAATCCAACCTTACCATTAACACTAGTAAAATCCACAGGAACATCAGGATGACCCTTTGCATGTTGAGCATCAGCAACAACCATAACCTGTTGTTCCTGTACGGTATCATACTGGAGTGATTTTAATGCCTCAACTATGTGCTCTTGATCATGTAATTTGGTCTTAATGCAACTAAAGTGGGACATTGTTCTCTTGATTTAGTACTACTTGTTCTTGTGATGAGTACCTATCAGCAGTAGGTTCTCTATACTGCAACTGCCCAAGTGCCTTCTCAATATTCTCCGTCAGAAGTTCACATGAAGGACCAGTACATCCCTCTACGATCTCTTCTACAATACCATCTTGACGAATACGAAACTTGATAGTCTGTTGATGTGCCATTTGATACACCACAAGGTCTATCTATTTAGTTAATTACAAGTAAGCTTTGCTGATATTAGTGAGAAATCCTACCACAGTAACACCAGCAGCCAGTACTGCTGCGGCACCAATGACCCATTTCTCAACTACTTTTAATCTCTCACGAAGCTCTTCTTGCTTCTCTTCTAATCGCTCTATTTTTAAAGCCATTACTGTCAGTCTGGTCTCCTGACTAGCATCTAATGATAATTCAGTCATAGTTATACAGTAGTTTTTTTACGTCCAATATTGTACTTGCTCTCAAGTGTCCATTCGTCTTTGTCTTTAAACGACAACACTTTGATCTGATTCAATGGTGCAATGTCTTCAATAGATTTAGCTTCCACCACTGACACTAGGCCCCAATCAGACAATAGTTGTGCTATTCTATTACGACGCTGAACATCATTGACAGTAAGATTAGTCTTCTTACCATCTAATGCAAACAATTCTTTAAAATGAACGATATAATATCTACCTTGCTTATGTAAGATATGACATGATTGATATAACTTACGCTCTTTACGTGAAGCAACACCTATACGTGTTAATGTCTCACGTACCTTGAGAAAATCGTCTGGTTCCGAGAGACTGACCTCTACCATATCCGATGGCTGCCAATCAATTTCAATTTCAGTAGTCATCTTTACCCGCCTTTATCTAATAGTAATTTTATTTTATCAAGTTGGGATTTTGTGAGAATCCTCAAGGCGGCGATAGCTTTATTATGACTATATCCATAATATTCTTTCACCAATTCAAGGTGCACAAGAGAGTCCCTCTTGACCCAAGGAGATGATCGCTTCCTTGGCTTCAAACTATTTAGGTAAAAATCGTATTGCATCTTCTTGTCAAGATCATAATACCTATTCATTTCATTAGCATATAAAATGCTATCTAAATGTCCTGATAATATCTTGTTAATCATCCATGGAGGATATTCTTTAATCCGATCCCGATCATCATCATAAAGACTCTGTTTGGATTGATTTATACTATACAATATATCCTTAAGTTCAGCACTCTTACGTTCTTTTCGATTCATGTATCAAATTTGGCATTCACACCAATCACTTTAGCATGTGGATTCCTAACGAGAGCGACCTCTCTCGCTTCCTGGTAGTTACGTGCTTCAACAAACTCACTATAGACCTTGCCAGCTACGTAAAGTTTTACTTCACACTTCATAATTAAAGATGACGAGTTCGTCCCTGGTTGCTTGTTCCTTATTATACTCCCCTGTGGACCTCATGGTGTAAGTGTGTGCAAAATTATCAACTGTCCACTTGGTTGGATCCCTGAACCTATCCTTGACCAACTGCTCATCATTGTATGAGATCAATAGTTTTGCTTGACAGGTGTTACATCTGTTAGCAAACTCATCATGATCAAAATCCCTGTGATATGACCCTCTCTTACCATAAAGATTGTCCTCAATATCATATGGAGGATCAAGATAAATGAATACATCTGGATCATTAATCAGATGTTCTGCATAATTATGATTTGAAAATCTCCAATTCTTTATAATCTTTGCATACTCTGGCAATCTTTCCATACCTTTAACTGACCAATTAGATACAGATGCCTGTTTAGAGAATGATGATGCTTCAGTGAGACCAGAAAAAGAACACTTGTTTACAATATAAAAAGCGACAGCCTTATGAAAACAACTAGGCATCTGCTGTGAATCAAGATCATCCTTTAGTTTATCAAATAATTTTTTCGCTGGATACTCAAAATTCTTATCTTTCTTCTGTGCTGGAGTAGGATCTGGATACTGATTCTTATAAAACAGCAACTGATTATGCAATCCTTCTGGATTTGTTTGAAGAATCTGCCAGAAATTAATCAAAGCAGGATACAAATCATTAACCCAAATCTTAAGATGTGGATAACGTTTAGCAACTTCTAGTGCTACTGAACCCCCACCAAGAAATAACTCACGATACTCTTTTGCCTGGGAAAGGTCTGGGAGGAATTGCAACAGTTTGCTTACTGCTCTGCTCTTCCCTCCTGGGTAACGTAGAGGGGTCTTCAGTGATTTGATAGTTCGAGCCATGGTATTTTAAATATTCTCTAAAAGTGTACTTCATTTGTTTCATAGTCATACCACAATGAGCAGCTGCTGCTGGGATATTCATTGTAGCATGATATAATGCTTCATTTGCTTCCTGAACTAATTCAGGAGTTGGTTTTGTCATTAGTAAATGATACCTTTCTTTGGTGTAATTACTGTAGAAAATAATGCTTCATATTGTTCTGTAATACCAGCATTAGGTTGAGCAATGTAAAGAACATGACTCATCTGTATTGATAACTCTTGTTTCTCCTCAAGTAATGGTGACCATGGAGCAAATCCAATCTTCCCTTCACCTGCAGGTACAGCAACAATAGGATCAGTAACAGTTATATAATCTTCTTCAATGGAAACGACATTACAAATAACGTCTTCACCACTTGAAACTCTAACCAATCTTGTATCTCTTTCCATTTAATCCTCTTATTTAAATTCACAACTCATCATGATCTCGGTGAGACATGCAAGCATATTTATCTCTTGATCAGCAACCTGATCTATCAATGCCTGATATTTAGCTAGTATTAATACTGCTTCAGGAATAGATGTCTTCTTTAAAGTTTCGTATAAAGAATTGTAAATCTTCCTTATGACAAGATAAGGATCATTGGTCATATTATCTACAACCCACTTCTTTACAACAGTAAACTCCTTTGCCTTCAATGATTTCATAAGATCATCCAACTCAATGTCAGAAATATCAACCAAAATAGCAGAATCAATATGCCCATTAACAGCATGTCTCTGTGCTTCATTGATTAATCTACGCCAGTCAGGATAATACCTACTAATAAGTTTTAAAACAATAGCAGGATCATATCTAATATCATTTTCAGCAAGAATGAACTGCAGTCTTTTAAAGAATGCTGCTTGCATCAATGGTTTATCACCTGTCCTAATCCTAAAATCAACCACTGTACATCTAGAATGTAGAGGTTCAATAATTCTATTAGGAAAATTACATGTGAAAATAAACCTACAGTTCTCATAGAACTCTTCGATAAAAGTTCTCAAAGACAACTGTACATCACTAGAAGTGTTGTCTGCTTCATCAATAATAACCACCTTGGTGGATTTATTATTAGTTAATGATACAGTAGATGCAAATTTACGTATCCGTATCCTTACAGTATCAAGAAATCTACCCTCATCAGATCCATTAACAACAATATATGAAGCACCAACCTCCTCACATAGTGCTTTTGCAACAGTAGTCTTTCCTACTCCAGCAGCACCACATAACATTAAATTTGGTACTTCACCTTGCTCAACAAAACCATTAAAGGTTTCATGGATGGAAGATGGAAGAATGCATTCTTGAACAGTTTTAGGACGGTACTCCTCAACCCACAAGAATTTTCTATTTGCCATCTATTGGGGCTCCAAAGCAACATAGTATTTAAGTGGAAGACGTTTATGTGTCCATTCTGTAATCAACTTATCAGAAATACGAACATCATAATCACCTTGGTGTAACCTAACATTCTCCATTTTCATGGAACACTTGAATGGTTTGGTAGATTCCCCCTTTACCTTAACACTGTAAAGATTACAAGTGTCATCTTCTTTGTCACACAGATTAATATTAACTTCATCTGCTTGACCATCTTTAACTTCAAACTCTAGGTCTGGTAAACTAAAAACTCTAGCAGCATCTTGAAGTTTTTTCAATTCCTCTACAGAAACAGTGAATGACATGTCAGCACCTGGGAAGTTAACTTCCTTTTCTGGTGCTGCTTTAATAGTAATCTCTGGATTTGAGAAATAATATTTGACACTAGAATTTGGACCAAGGATAGTCATATAAGACTCATTGGAAAATTCAATTACAGGATTATCAAACAATGACAACCCACTTAAAAGAACTCCAAGATCATAGATTCCAAATGTCTGTGGAAATACTTCTTCACATTGGTATTGTGCAATAGCATTTTCACCAACACTAATAGTTTTTAATACACTACCAGAACGAATCAAAATAGAATCATTAATAGTATTAAAGTTTTTTAGTATTTCCTGTGTTTGTTTTGATAGTATAACTGTGCTCATTTGTCATAATCAACGGTGAATGATGTATCTCCAGTTTGAAGAGACTGCGCTCTAGCAGTCTTATCATTGAAGTGTAGGAGCAGCATACCATAATGGATAATCTTTATGATATCCTTACGTGCTGTTCCCTTTCGATCATACCTAGATGCATACTTAAGGACATTACTCCTACAGAATGCTTCAGCGTCACCAACAGAATCGATCAAGTCCAGTGTCTGAACTCCACCTGTACTGTAGTGACCACGATAGGTATTGCTGATGTAGTCTGAAATCTCTTGCAAGATTTCTGTCTCATTATATTTGTTAGTCAATATGCCATACGTATTCAATATCATCATGATAGCATTCAAAGACGTTTCCGTCAAGGTCCACCATTACAATTCGGTGCCTGGGACTGGCAGGGTTGCCACGATCTCCAATAATCTTAACAGATCTACCATCCTTCAACCTAACAACGTGACCCATATATTCATGTTCTGTAACTGCTGTTCCAGATAAGGTCATTTTAGTATGAAGGGTCTCCTGGTATGTCGTCATCTGCTACTTCTGTTGTTTTTTCTTGTGTTAAATCATCATCTTCTGTGTCGTCATCAAGTTTTGTAAACTCCAACTGATCAAAGAAGAATCCTGTTCCTTTAAGGAACTCTTCCATCTTTTCAACTACATGTGGTAAAAAGATACCTTCAAACTCCATAGTAGTTTTACAGTTATCCTCATCTACACATGTAAATGTCCACTGTGCCATAATAATTTATCGAACGTGTGTATACTACCATAGTTCATATGAGTTCGCAACAGTTCTAGTCCACTTGTAGAACTGACTCCCTCATAACACTATAATTCTTAACCTTATCAACATACAGGGTCCTATCGAACTTACCTTCAAGAGTTTCCTTGTGACTTATGACAAATATATTTGTGTTTTCATCAAAGTTACGTAGGATCCATCCCAGTTCACTAGTACCACCCTGATCTAAAGACCCATCAAAGATTTCATCGAGGATGAGTATATTAGTATCGACGCTATTTTTAAGTTTAGCGATAGAACGCCAAGTAAGCAACAAAGCGATATCAATCCTAGCCTTTTCTCCCTCGCTGAAAGATTCATAAGAGAAGGAGTCTCTATATCTGGACTTGATAGTTTCTTCAAAGTTCTCGTCGAGGTTGAAATTGACATAAAATTCTAAATTTTGTAAGTGTTGATTAATAAGTTTATTCATCACAGGAAGATAACGCTTAATAATTCTTGTCTTAATACCGTTATCTTTCAGTAATAATGTAGCAGCAAGAAGAGTATTCCTCTCTTCCTTCATAGCAGAGATTAGTTTCTTTGTTCCCTGATACTCACTCTCAAGATTAGATAGTTTATTCTCTGCCTCTACAGTATCATTCTTTTCATTTTGTAACTTCTCTATGTCACGTAAAAACTCCTGCACTTGTCTCTGAAGACTAGTGATAGAAGAATTCTTTTTTGATATTGATAGATCAAGATTACGATAAACAAAATCACTTCGTTCTGCTTCTTCAATAGCAACATCCATTTCTTCAAATCCAACTTGAAGTATCTTAATGTCTTCCATTATAGAAGCAAGTTTACTATCCTTCAACTCTTCATTGATTGATTGTCCACACGTAGGACATTCAGTATTATCACTAAAGAACTTATGTTGTTTCTGATGTGAAGAAAACTTCTGATGTATCTTACCCTTCAAGGTATTTAATTTCTTTAACTTCTCACTAGCACCTTCTTCCTTATCTCTTCTTTCAATGAGTTCTAAAACTCCCTTCTCCATTGTTTCAATCTCTTCCATGAGAGATTTAACTTTAGTATGTTTCTCTGCTATAGTATCTTCATTCTTTTGTTCAATAGTATTAATGAATTCCTTCTGCATAGAAATCTTTTCTTCAAGAAGGTTTACATTATACTCAACATCTTTAAACTCATCATTACATGTTCTAACTTTATCCTTCAACAATGTATTCATAACAGAGAAGATATTAATATCAAGTATATCTTCAATGATTTCTCTACGTTGCGTTGCTGGCAAACGCATGAATGGAACAAATGTACTAGATCCTAACACCACGATTTGGGTGAAAGACTTGTAATTCATCTTAAGAATATTCTGTTCTAGATTCTTTTGTGAATCATTAACATTACTAGATTGATCTAGCATCACATCGTTCTGCCAAATCTCTAATACATTTGGTTTGATTCCTCTTATAATTTTAAACCTATTTGGTCCCTTACTGAACTCAATCTCTACAACACAATCTTTCTCATTGATGCTATTAACAAGCATCGGTTTATTGATCTTCCTAAACGGTTTACCAAACAACGAAAAGGTCAACGCATCTAAAATGGTTGACTTGCCAGCACCATTAGTACCGACAATGAGATTTGTCTTGGCACCTTGGAGATCTATTTCAGTAAATACATTCCCCGTCGAAAGAAAATTCCTCCATCGGAGCTTCTCAAATCTAATCATTCAATGTCAAAGGGAGGGATCATCATATCGTCAACGGTTATTATAACACACTTTTGGTTTCTTTCATTACATGCTGTAACGATTTGTTCCATAGGAACCTCAACGATCTGAAGAGGTGGATTATTTGCTTCTGCTTCTAGTTGTATATGATATCTTAACATGTCATCCTCATTCTCAAAAATGGGAATTACATGCTCACCAGAATTTTGATCGATCACAGAAAACACTCCTTCTGGACGACCGATTAAAGTGAGAATGTAGGACATTAGACCATTTCACAACTTTCAATATATAGGGTTCTCATCACCTGTTTTAATTGTTTCTTGTCTACGGTCATCTCTACCTCATCAATATATTCATTAAGTAATGTCAAGGTATCCTTCACCTCTACAGATGCATCTCCTTCAGAGACATCATCATCTATCAAAGTCTCTACAACTTTAATATCATGTGCTCCTGCAATGTAAAGACGATCCAGCATCTCATCAAATTTCTCATAGTCTCTCTTCTCTTCAACTACAATTTTAATATAAGTATCCTTATACTGATCATAATCTATACTCATGTCTCCATTGACATCATTATAGAATATTTTCTTAAAAATTTTATATGGATTCTTGATCCAGGTCAACTTCAAAGACTCTGTATCGAATAAATGGAACCCACGAGGATCGTTATAATCGTTCCAGAACATCTCATAAGGGTTTCCAAGGTACGTTACATTACCTTTACGTGACTTATGATGGTAATGACCAGAGAAGACCTTCCTGAAGCGTTTAAGGAGGGTTGGTGACATACCATACCCCATCATCCCAGGAACCATTTCAAATCCTTCTAGTTCGAGATGTCCCATTGCAATTTCTGCATCAGAATTCTCCATCAACTCAATACTCTCTTTACGATTCTGTGAGTTAATCCAAGGGAGTAATGCTATCTTACGTCCATCAACTGTAATGTGACATGGTTTAGAATAAACTTTTATATTTGGAAACTCATTCAACAATAGAGACGGAGAATTAACATCGTTAGTGTTTTTATAATAGGCACAATGATTGCCAATAACCATATGGACAGTAATGCCCATATCTTCCAAGCGTTGAAAATAATTAGTGCGGATCCGATTCCAAACATTATAGTCAATCCCCTTTCTCTGATCAAAAGTATCACCAAGATCTATTACAGTCTTGATCTTCTTCTTATTTAATGTGGGAAAGAAAACATCATCATAAAACTTCAGGAAAAAATTCCAGAAGTTAATATTACCCTTCCTACCATCCAAGTGTTGATCTGTAATAATTGCTACTGTCATTTTGGTAGAACACCACCTTCAGACAGATCTTTAATAGGAAATGTAATCATCTTCTCCCATGGTGATAAATTATCAAATAATACTGCTGCCTTATCTCCACTGATACGTTGAACAAATCCAACATACCCTCTGTAGATAGAAGTTTCATCAATCACTGTCACTGTCGTTCCTGGTAAGATCATTATCCTTTCTTCTAGGTACTTGTATTGTCCATGCTCCACCTTCAAGATCAACCATCTCAAACTCGGAAGCATTCTTCTTTCTTTGTTTCTCTTCTTTCTCTCTTTCTACCAACTCTTTCTCACGTCCAGGTTCAGGTTGAATCTCACCATAGTGTTTATCTGTCCAGATTTCTGGATGCTCATGACAATCAAAGAACTCTAGGATACTAGAGTCAACCATATGATAAAGAGTATCCCATGTTAATGTACTACGCAGTTTCTCTGCTATGTAATCAATCTGATTCTCTGACATAGAGACATCATCATCTTTAAACAGATACTCACCTCTTACTGCTACCAACTCATTCAAGTTAATGAGTATAGAGTTGTCATTATAAATGGCTCTCATCGATTGTTCATCCTCGTTTCTATATTTTCTTTTATGCTACCCATGTCTGAATAAGACTGATTCATACCTGCCATATCACCTTCATAAGTTTCAGTGTACATGACCTCTTGATACCCAGACTTCTCTAGGATCTTACTCTTAATTTCTAACTGACGCTTCTCTTTCTGTATTCTTCTTAAGAAAGCGTAATATATGATCTGGGTGAAATAAGCAAAAGGATTAGATGATTTCTCTGGATTAAAGTTATCAATATATTGCAAGCAGTTCTCAATGCCATCACAAATCATATCTTCCCTGAACATATAGTTCACGAAGTTTGGCTTGTATGATAGATGTGTAGCAATCTTTAAAAAGCAGTCACCAATATAGTTTGGAACACGTGGTTTATCCTTACCACCAAGAGAAGCACGAGCAACCTTTCCTTTATAAGCAACTATAGCCTCTAGAAACTCTCGGTTATTTACATAGTACTCGGTCTTTGCTTTTGCCATGCATCTTAATCTTTTTTGCTAACGGTAGTATAGTATAAAATACTTGTTTTGTCAACGGGGCTTGACAACCCCAAACAAACCTAGTACAATAACTCTGTCAAGGGTTCAGGGATAAGTCTCTAGAAACTTTTAGCTGTTATTAAAGATCTTCTCCAACATAATTTTTGTTTGTTTAACAGATCCTAGGTATCCCATCTGTTTAGTAAGACCTTTACCATTAACATTAGTAGGTATTTCACCATCTAATTCAAGATGCTTTTCATAGAAGTGTGCTATCTTTTTATCTAATTCTGTTATAGTAACTACTTGTTTCATTTTAACTACAAACATAGTTTCATATGTAGCAGTCATCCATTCTTTTAAATGAAATCCTTCTATAGCCCTATTACCTCTTTTCTGGATAATACGTTCTACAATCATAGGATTATCAACCAATAAAGAATCTTCATCTGGCATGTAAGAAACTTTAGCAATAAGTTCTTCACCAGTTACTAACTTTAAAGTTGCATAGAATTCTTCTTCCATCATGTATCTAATAAGTTAACCTTAATAATTTCATATTTAAAATTCTCTTCCTGGTATATCCTTAAACGTTCTTCTAAATGCTTTAATGTATAATTATCCCTACGTCCTGATATATCATCTGCAATATCATATAGAGTAGCAATATGTTTACCTTCTCCTTTACGAAGGACCCTACCTATAGATTGGAGGTTACGAATTCTAGATTTGGATGGGGATGCAAATATAATGTTATGTAATCTTTTGATGTTAATCCCTGTAGAGAAGGTGCCATACGAAGCAATGATAATAGCATTGTCTTCGCTCTCGGTTAAAGATCTGACTTCCTCCCTATCAGTGACATCGGTAGATCCATGTACTATAAACACTTTACGTGTCTTTCCCACAGAACTATTTATTAAATCATAAAGAGGTTCACCATGTTTTTCTACATAGTTGTATAAGACTAGAGTATTCCCTTCAAGATCATTAACTAGATTCTTAATAAGGTTATTTCTCTTTTCATTTTCTACAAGATATTCCATCTCGGAATGATAGTCAGGAAAGTATTTGTAAGTATGTTCACACAACAATACTTTTATTCTAAATTTAGAAAGATGACCTTTCTTGATTAGAGTATCAGTTTTAGTTACTTCTGAACATGGACCAAACAATCCCTCCAGTACCCATTTATGTGTCTTACTTCCAGATAGTGTACCAGTAAAACCGTACCTAAACTTTGCATTATGAAGTTTTGTCATAATACCTGTTAAAGATTTTGCTTGAAACAGGTGTGCTTCGTCACCTATCACACAATCAATGTCATCAAAATATCTTTTAGGAAATTTATAGATTGATTGCCACGTAGATATGATAATATGCTTATCAGTATGCCTATCCTTACCACCATATATCTTATGAACATATTCTTCAGCATTCCAACCGTAGCTACTAAAGTCCTTGACCATTTGTTCCACGAGGGACGTAGTAGGTACGATGATGAGCGTCTTCTTGTTGGAGGCGCAATAATATCTGACTATGGAGTATATCATAAGAGACTTCCCAGACCCCGTTGGAGAAAGAAATAGTCCTCTGTTATCTTTTAATGCTTTATAGACAGTGAAGTACTGATAGTCTCTTGGTTTGACCTTACAAACCTTATTCATAAAAGCTGCAACACCCTTTGGTGTAATAAAACTATTCTTGACTTCTAGATTTCCATACCAATCACTTTTATTATATGATATTGTATATCTTCTCTCTGCACACCAGTCTTTTACATGTTTAAGTAAACCATTATACATCACACCTGTAGCAGGAGAGTATAGATGGATCATCCCATCCCAATACTTGTACCTAGCTTGTCTTTTTAAATACTTTGCGTCTGGAAGTTCAAATGAAAAATAATCTGCTAACTCATGATGGACATATTGCTCGCAGTCAATTTTCATATTGACTTCATTCCTTTTGGTGATGATGAGATGAGACATTACGTACTCCCATTAATAAATTTCTCCCATTCAATGGCACTCTTGATTGCAAACCCTCTATTAGATACTTGCTTCATTACCTGATCTAGGAAATAGAGCATCTGATCTACAAACTTAATCTTTGCTTCTAGATTAATAAGGTCCTCGTCTCCTTCGAGGTATATTTTCATTTTGTCTTGAGTCTTTATACTATTACCAAATGGTTTTTCAGCATATACTCTTGCGTCAGCTTCTCCTCCATAGTACTCACGCTTCTCCTTAACCATTTTCCTGTATTCAAACTCAAGAGAGGTTTTGATCTGTGAAATGTCAGTATAATGGTTTAGATATTTATTATGCTGAAAAGGAATTTCCAGCGCAAGTTTAGCAAGGTCTTCCGAATACTCCTTGTTCTTAAACTGGAAGTTTATTTCGGCATCCCCTGCCCAGGTTTCTTTAATTTTTTCAAAGCGATGATGTAGTTGGGTTATGTTCATTTAATAATTTTAAAGTTCTTATCACGTATAGTATATTTGAAATATTTGAATGTTACATTTGCAGTAAAGAATTCTATATCATTAACTGTAGCATCAAATGATATATCAGTCAAACTGACTGGAAATAACCTCTCAAAGTCTATGTAAAATATAGGAACGAATGAGGAAGACTGCACTTCTAACTGTGCTCTGGAGTATTCTACACCTCCCTCTTGATGTTCTTCTGCTCCTCCATTCTGTTTAATCCAATTCCATATAGAGGTGTAATTCATTAGATCTTCATCTATAATAAATGAAACTACAAAATCTCCATAAGTTACACCACCACCAGGGATGATAGGATACTCACGAAACCTTGTAGCTACTTCAGTAAATGGCATTTGAACATCAGGTATGTTCGCTCGTTGGCAAAAGAAATCCGTACCTTCAAACTTCTCCAGTTTCATTTTGAAACCAGTAGGTGTTAAAAAGTTTCTATTTTTAGGTTGTTCTTTATACCAATCAGCAGTCACGTCAACTTCCCAAGCTTTCTACTATTTATCTGGGCTCGTCTGGTGTGTATAATTGTAATCCGTAATCATTGCAAACAATTTCGTATGCAAATGTCTTAAATATTGTTGCTCTACATCAGGTCTTGATGGAAATGATGGCCACTGTTCTAGAAAGAAACACACGCAATTGTATAGTAATCTCGTTTCTTTAATTCCCATTTCTGATACACAACGCCAAGACTCATCATCTACTGGAGGAATCCAAACAGGTTCCTCTTGATCATCTGGGTTGTTGCTGTAAACGGTCATGCTTCAACTGCATTATTGTCCTTATCATGTCGTTGATAAGCAGCAGGTGTTCGTGTACTATTGTCTGCTTTCCTTGCTTGATATGTACCAGGTGTTCTTGTGCTATTGTCTGCTTTACGTGCCTGGTAATCAGCGTTCCAATCTTTCCAAGAGACAGTACTCCAACCCTCGTCGTCTCCAGAATAAAGTGATTTACTTACACTTCCTGGTTGAGGATCAGATTCTGTATTATTAGATTCGTGTCTTTTATAAGTCATAATACTATTTAGACAAAAAAAAGAGAGTCCCGAAGGACTCTCTTGGTGTGCGAATGTGAACTTGAATCACATGAGGTTTGTAACTTGAACACGACGATAGTACATGTTGGCATTTGCTGTAAGCGTTTCTCCATCTGGAGTGCCGTTGTATGCACCATTCGTGGTAACGTATGGGTTGGATACCATGCCGTAACGTGTCTTGAAACCAATCTTCGGTTGGAAGGTATTGGGATCAATAGAACGGACCATCTGTAGGGGAACATATGGGCAGTAGAATAGTCCTGCGTCATATGGGGAAGTACCCTTGTATCCAATAACGTAGTAATGCTTGTCGGACAAGTTAGCAGCATATGGGTCAACGTAGACCTTAATGCGACCGTTGATTGTACCAACCGCAAGGTTACCAGTGTCATCAACCTGACCGATGGAAGGACCACCAGCACCATTAAGTCCACTGCTATAGTCGAGAACTCCTGCCATAGCCAAAGCACTTGCAACGTCTGCAGAGCAGATGAGGAAGTTACCCTTTCCACGACGAGTCTCTTGGGCAATAGCGTTAGCGTCACGCTCTACCTGATAAAGAAGACCCTTGAATTTCTCAACAGACCACCGACCGTTGCTGTCAACGTCGAGATCAAAGATGCCAGCATTGGCAACGTTGTTTTGTGCGCCCTTCTTGGCGACTGTATAGACTGTACGAACAACTTCACGGTTGATTTCAGCGAGAACCTCACTAGACAGAATGTTAGCGAGTTCCTGCTCGGCATCTAGACCATGAATTGCTTTCAAGTCTTGAGCAAGTTCTAGAGTGTACTCTGCTTTGAGTGCCCTGGACTTTGCAGTCACAGAAGTCTTCTCAATGCTGAATGACATCTCACGGAACAGTGAGTCAGACTCACCCATTTTTTCTAGGTTCTCCCTAGTCATACCATGAGCAACTTCGTAAGTTCCAGCAGTGCTGTCATTTAGAAGTGCAGGGTTATTACCATCGGAAGTACCATTACCAGAAGCTGATGTACCAGCACCTGTACGAACGGCATAAGATCCTGCTGTATCTCCGTCATCATCTGCAGAGAATCCAGTATCTGGTTCGTTGAATAGTGCTTCCTCTCCGTCTTGCTTCTCGTAGCGAGAACGCATAGCGAAGATCAGTCCTGTAGGACCACTCATTGGTTGAACGCCACATACGTCATATGCCATAAGGTTAGGCATAGCACGACGAACGAGGCTAATAAGGACAGGATCGAAACCTGCCAAGCCAGCTGTATTGGAACTACCCAATGCAGATCCAGCGGGAGATACAGTACCAGCACCAAGTGCGTTTACTGCTACCTCATTAAGCATGCCACGCTCTTCACGCATGGAACGCTCTTGATTTTCCAAAAGAACTGCGGTCACTGACTTCTTATAGCGATCTCCTACTTCAGGAGCTCCCTCATGATTGAGAACAGGTGCCCACTTCTCTTGGAGTTTTTCTGCGTTAAACATTTTTTTACTCTAAAGAAAGTGTGTTATGATCTAGGTTTGTTGCCACCTTTCGATTGCAGTCATATAAGCAGCCATTGCTGGTGCCAATGTCTCATCTACTGGTGCCTCATCACTTGCTTCGGCAGCGGGTGCCTTTGGTGAAGCAGGGAAATAGGACTCACGAAGAGTCTTGAGTTTTTCAGCGAATTTCTCCTCTGTATCAAACTCAACTGCCTCTGCCAATTTAGCAAGCTTATCTGCCTGGGTATCTGCTAGTCCTTCTGAAATATTTTTCAGAACAACTGTACGTGCAGATTCATTCAGACGCTTATTAATTTCCACATTGCGCTCAATCTGTTCATTAAGACGCTCTTCCATCTTACGAAGATCTTCTGTCAAACCCTCAACAACTTCAACTTTGTCGTCGGGGATATTAATATAATGCTCGTTAAAGAGATTCTTAAGACCTGAAATGAAATCTTCTGTGATTTCGTTCCTGATTCCACGGTCTATAGCGATCTGGTTCTCTTCTAACCAGTTCTGAACGGCGTACTTACATGTACCGTTCACTTCCTCGGCAAGTTCCTTCTTAATCTCTACGGACTTTGCTTCGAGTTGTGTCTTAAACTGCTCCTCAAGTTTCGCCCATTCTTCATTTAACTTGGACTTAACGGCAGCTTCAAAGATTGTTTTTGCTTTTTCTTTGAACTCTTCAGTGAGTTCTGTTCCTTCTGTCAATGCGTCAACATCAGAGGACATGTCAACTTCTTCAAACGAAGGCTTGATAGGATACTGTACATCAGGACCTGTTGTTGTTCCATGAGTAATGCTGTGATTGAACTTGGGTTCAGAACCAGCAGGCTCATCTTTACCAGAACCATTAGCACGTTGTTGGGGATCACCAGATACTGCAGAAATAGGGGCTGATGCTTTAGCACCTGGATTATCTTCACCTTCCTCATTACCATCTGGTACAGGACCACCGTTGTCAGTAATAGATTGTCCTGCTTGAGCAACATTAGTACTCAAATCTGCTGCATGTCCAGTGCGTCCTTCGGGAGCACCTGCAGCACCATTCACGGCACCTTTAGTTTGTGAGTTAGCGTGATAAGAATCACCACCAGGAATGATAGTAGCTGCAATAGATCCCATCGGTTCTTGTCCAAGAGTTTCGGCAAGTTCTTTGTGAGATTCAGTTACAAACTCCTCAAACTTTTCGTTTAGCATATCTGACATTTGAGTTTCCCCTTAAATTATTCTGATAATTATCTGTTTTTATTTATAAATCATAGAGTTGTTAGGAAGTGTTCAAAGACTTTAAGAGTCTTTTCTTCCAATTCACTCTTTGATGCTTGACTGATAGCCTGGTGGTATTTAGCAACAGTAGTTTCTTTTAAAATACCATTGTTCCACACCCACTCTTTACCTTCCATGATTCCATTAACGAATGCATCAGGTGCAGATGGGTCTGCTACTATATCAGCAGCAGTGGCAAGCATAAAGTCATCCATAACATAGGCAACACCCTCTTGCTTATCAAGAGTACCCATGCCTCTAGAAGAAACACCGAGTTTCACTCCTTCACCTAATAGTGACTTGGCAATCTTGCCATTAGGAGTGTCAAGTATTTGTGCTTTACCGATGAAGTTATTACCTTCTGCTTCTAGTTTAGTAATCCTGTGAGACACACGATCTAGATTTACAGTAGGACCATCGGGGTGACCTAATTCACCCAGAGCACGACCTGGTTTAATGTATTCTTCATTATATCTTTTTACCTCATTTTCGAGAACCTTAAAAGGATAAATCCTTCCATTGCGATTCTTCACTTCAGATTGGAGGAAGACACCTTCAATGTAAAGTCTCTTTTGTCCATCCTGTTCTTCGGTGAGGACCTCAATATTTTCAATGCTCTCGGTAATAAGTTTCATTCTTCTTTAGGTTGAGATTCCGATGTAGGTTCATCAAAATATGATGACGCTACGGTTTGTTTATATGTATCAATGACATCTGATGCTTTTGCATAAAGATAATCATTTATCTTATCCAATGCTTCTGATCTTTTCTTATCAGCAAGCAGATCAACAATGTCAACCAATTCAGACTCTAGTGGTGGTGTTGTATCCATAATATTTTTCAGTTATACGAACTATTTAGTTGATGTGGTTGCTTTAGGCTTTGGTGCTGCCTTAATTTTTTGTAGTTCTTTCTTATGATCATCATCTGATTGTGCCTTATCAATAGCAGCTTGATCTGCTTGAGACTGTGCTTCTATCTCTGGTGCGAAAGCATCGTTCTGACGATCCATCATATCAAAACTAGTTACATCAACAGGATTCAATGCCAAACCAGTATCGATATCCTGCTTCATCTGTTTATCAATTTCCTTGTACTCTTTATCAGTTTGCTGTAGAACTTCACGACGTAGATATTCTGTAGAGAAGTACTTACCAACAAATGGATCCATCTGTGTAACAAGATTAATTCTTGCCAACATCAACTCTTGTGCTTTGAGTTCATTGAAATGATTATCAAAGAGGAAGTCATATTGGATATGCTCTTCCATATCATCCCAGTCTTCTGGAGCGATGATACCCTTAAGGATCAGTTGAGTCTTTAAGATATCATGGAAGAGTGCAGAAAATCTCTTACGGAGCCTACCAATAAACTTGGAGAACTTGAGTTCATCCCGAAGTATTTCAGTAGTCTTCCCAAGATTAAAAGCTTTATTATCGTCAGTGAGGCGACTAGGAGGAAGGTTGAGCGAGTTATATAACTTCTTCCTAAAGTACTCAACGTCTTTAAGTTCTCCAAGGTTTTGTCCTCCAGGTAATGTTGAAATTTCAGTTCCTCTACCACCCTCTCTACGAGGTAACCAGAAATCCTCAAGCATACTCATATGCTTTTTATCATCTCTGATCTCACCAGTGTTAGCATCATATACTAACTTATTACGATAACGTGCCATCACGTCACGTAGATACTGTTCTGCTTTTACCTTGGGTAAATTGCCGACATCGATGTAGAAGATCCTGCGTTCAGGTGCCCTTGAAAGCCTGTATATAACTAGGCTGTCCTCAATCATTCGCAATTGATTAAGTGACTTAATCGCCTTATGTAAAAAACTTAAAGTATACTTCTTATTCAGGTCTGTTACACCAGAATTAGCAGTAGAAATTGAATCATATGCTATCTTAATTCCTTCAGATGTTGAAAAATCTGATGCAGAATTAGATGGCATCGTCAAAGAACCAGAGAATCCTCTTGGTTTATAAATGTAATACTCTACATAATTACCCCAATCATACTCTAATGCAGTACCTTTGAGTAGATGTGGATCTTTAACTTCGTCTGGACCCTTTATTTTTTGTCTTACTTTACGAATCTTGAGAGGGTCGATGTATCTTAACTCAAGAATACCCTGCTTGGGATTTTCTAAATCTATTACTTTGTGGTAGTATGTTCTACCATCTACATACCATGATCTAATAATTTGATGTGCACTCTTATCAAAGGTTAACATCTTTAGGATGTTATCAAATTCATCACGAATCTTCTTCTTTATATTAGCACCACAATCTAAATTAGATAATTCTATTTCTACAGGTGAATCATCTGCATCACTTACAACAAACTCATTAATAATTTCATCAATTGCAGTGTCTACTTCAGGATGAAGTGACATATCTCTGTATCTTTTAATGAGTTCATACTCATTTTGAGATACACCTTCAACGTCAACATATGTACCAAAATAACCACCTGCTACGGTGGCTACAGCATCATCACTGTTGGGGGGAATAGGTGATTGACCTTTTGGTTCCCCCCTTTTATTAATTAAAAATCCAAACAGTTGACTCATAACAGTAATCTATACCTTGAGATACTACTATTTATTAGGTCTCAATTGAGGTGGTATTTGCGTTGATAGCGACGGTTGCGTTCAAGTTTGCTTCTGGTGTACCAGGTGAAGTCCAGTAGGAATACTGGAATTCAACAGAGAATTCTTCGATCTGGTCATTGCTATCATAAGCAAGATCGATTTGAGAAACATTAGTTGGGAATGCATGAAGTAAATCATACTGTCGAAGAACAGAACCACTCTCCGAATTATCCTTACGCATTTGCTTAACTTTAAGCGTTGCCATATATCCTCTATCACTATTAGTAGGAACAAATAGTGGAGAATTGTTTGTTTCGTGAGTATTGATTTGTTCCAACCACTTCTCGAAGTAGGAACGAATCTTGAAGTCCTTGTCGTTAAAGAAGGTAGCAGTCCATGTATCGAAGGTACGATCACCAGCGATTTTAACTGTCCTTCCACGGAAAGGTACTTCAATAACTCCAATGTTTGATGCTGGAAGAGCAGTAGACTTACAAAGTAAGTTTACTAGATCTTTGTTATCACCTTCTGGCTTATTGTTCAGGGTTGATGGCCAATTGACATCAACCACAAACATATTTGGCTTAACGCCTTCACCAATTTTAGTGAGAAAATTGTTTAACTTGGTTGTCATTTTAGATTACCTCTTTATTATCATCGACCAACTACTTCAGCAAACGAGACCCCAGTCTTGGTTGCAGTGAAAGTAACTGTGATGTAGTTGATAGAACGGGTTGGTTTGACGAATAGTTCAGCAACGAATTCGTTACGGTCAATTACGTCAGGGGTGTTATTAGAATCATCACATACCACGAGGAAATCAGTAACGCCACGACGAGCAAGTACTTCAGACAAGTAAGAATTTACTGCGCTGGAGAAAGATGCTCTTGTTGTCGAGTCATTTTGTTCAAAGAGAACTGCTTTTGCTAGATCACCAACTCTCTTCTCAAGATTGAGGAAGAGACGGCGAACATTAATCCTATCGAAAGCAGATGGTGAAGATAGTGCAGTCTTATCACCGAATAGTGTAACTCCACTACCAGGGAAGACAACAACTGGATTAATTCTTGATTGATAGAGTTCGTCTCTATCTGCCTTGCTTGGGTTATATGCAAGTTTAATTGCATTACGTAGTGAACCACGGTTAACACCAGCAGGTGAGTACCAATCATCCAGAACGGAAGATGTACTTACACATAGACCAGCAATGTCACCGTTGCAAGGAATATAACGATACTTGTCGTTAAAACGATCATAGTAATACTTGTATCCACTATCGAATACAGCGTATGAACTTGATGTCATACCACTGAAGAATGCGAGAGTGTTTTCTTTTTGTTGTTGAGCAGAAAGTGTACCTGCTGTACCAACCTGATTAGATTTATGAGGTGATACAAAAGCAACACAGTCTTTACGTGCAGCAGCAATAGAAATAATCTTATTTGCTTTTGCTTTGGTGTTCTCGATAGTATCTCTTGATCCACCCATTAGAATGAAATCAACATCTACTGTCTCTGTATCAGAGAATGATTCAAATGCTTCTTCAATTTCTGATGCACTGTAATCATAATCATCAGCACCACCACCAAGAGTGGTTTCTTCTTTTCCAGAAAGTTGGAAACTGGATCCAGAAGGAGCACCAGCAGAACCAGCCTCAAGACCCCATGCTATACCAGCACCAGCAGAACTTGGATTAATAGTACCTGTTGTATTAGTACCAGTAAAGAGGAATGTTGATTGTGCGTTAACTACATCCTTAAGATGGTTAGCACTACCTTCAGTACTCTTGGCATCAGTTAGTTTAGATACATAGAGGATTCTTTCCAGAACTGTGTTAGCAGCACCACTGTAATTACCAGATGTGTCGATAACAGCAACGTGAACTTCATCATATTTAATGCCTTTACCAGCAGCATATTGAGATGTTCCAGGACGTGGACCAATAGAACCAAGATTCAATCCTGTAGATCCAATCTCTGTGTTAGTATACCAATCTTTTACAGAAGTTAGACTAATAGTAGTATCAACAACAGTGCCAACATCGAATGTAGCATCTGCAGATCCACCTGTAATTGTGATGGTATCACCAGCAACATATCCAGTACCACCATCAGCAATAGTAACTCCAGTAACAGGACCTTCAACAGTATCAACTACGAAAGATGCTGTTCCAGAACCACCATCAATTAATACAGTATCACCAACTGTATATCCTACACCAGCATCAACAATTGTAATACCAGTTACAGCACCACCAGTAGCAACTACGTTAACAGTACAACCAACACCAGTACCTCCTGGAGATTGAGTTGTCTGGTTATTAGCAGTAACGTAAGCAGTACCTTGAACACCAGGAGTAATTGTAAGAATAGAACCTTGATTAACTGTTGTATTAACTGTCAATCCAGTACCTGTTCCTCCTGTTGTTGCAACAGCAGTTCCATTTTGGTATGTAGCACCACCAGCAATTGCTGTAGCACCAGAAACAACACCAGTGTCAGGAGAATCTAGACTATCGGAAGTTGTTAGTCGTCTGGTTGGGTCATCCAAAACGATAGATGCTGTGGTTCCTGAAAGACTTGCGACAATACCAGTACCACCAGTTCCAGAGAAAGTAAGTGTATCACCTACAGCTAATCCAGCAGGAGCAGCGTTAAATGTTACGATTTGGTCAGGACCACGGTCAACAACTACAACCAGTAGATCGTTTGCCCATGCTCCAGGTGTTCTTCCTACGAGATAATTTCCATTCCCGTTACCAGCATTCCAGTCATCGTCATTCTTGACAAGTACGTTAGCTGCTGAAGTACCATTAGCACTTTTAATGTCAGCTGTTAAAGCTCTGGTTACTGCTAACCTACCGCCGTAATTCAGGAATTCTGAAGCAACAAACCAGTCTTCTGCATTAGATTCAGATGGAGCACCAAAGACCGATAATAGATCTTTCTGCGAAGCAACGTTAACTACCGTTCCAATAGGACCCTTTTGGAAGGTAGAAGCATGTGCTGCAGTGATTTGTGATGCGCCAACAATAATAGCGTTCGATAGGTCACGTTCCTTAAGAACAATTCCAGGCGAGACTTGACTTGCCATGTTTTTCTCCTCTTGGTATACCAATATTAATCTAGAATTATTTATTCTTTTGTTGACTTACAGTCTAATATGGCATCATATAAGAAACATCTTCTTGCGTCTCACCATACTCCCAAAGTGATCCATCATCTACAAATCCTTCATCACCTTCAAGACCTGTTGTTATGAATCCGAAAGGTGCCATGTCTTGTTCTATCTGATTTCTTTGCTCATCATATATCCTTTGACGAACATCATTATCCGTCATTTCTTTAAAATATTCTTGCTGTACTAACCAAGCAAAGATAACCATACACATTACAAGGTCATCATGGAATCCCTCGTCTGCTTCAAAACATTGTTTCTTCTGAATAAACGTAGTAAGTTCTGCAATGATTTCATAATCATTAAAGATTAATTTATCATCCTCAACAATCTGCTTTAGGTTAGCACATCCTTGTTTCTTAACAGTGATACTCATCTTAACACCAAGTTGTGTTTTGGTTCCAGAGAATCCTTGTCCTATAATTTGTCCTGCTCTACCTCTCATAGCAGACATCAAGACATTAGGATATTCTAAATCATAATTTAAGATAGATGCTACTGTATCACCAACATCATTAACTTCACATAACACCCATGCGTTATTATATGCTCGTGCTACATCGTTAATAACATTAGGAAATAGCATAGGTTTAATTTCATTGTTCCTAAACTTTCCTACT